AGTATCAACCTCAGCCATATATCAGCTATTTTCCTACCGATATTTCCAGGGTTAAATCTGAATAAAAAATCATGTAGTAAAAAGCCCCTTATTCCGTATGGGGCAAACGGCGTCACTATCGGCCGGGCAATAGCCGGTATACTCCCACCGTCAAATTCAAATCCGCCCTTGATTAAGTACCGGTATTTGCGGCAATCGTATTCAATCCGATATATTATATTGTGATCCAGTCTCATTTTTCCCGTCCCGGGTATCGGCGATATGGACGGATAGCACGGCTTCCCGGCACTATTAGTAGTTGTTAGTTTTAATTTTTTCATCATTTCTTCTTTTTGTAATCGCCACGGATTAACCCGGCCAGTGTTCCCTTGATCGAGTCAACGACCATATGCAGCACTTCAACAGCTTTATCGTCCCAGGTGTACTTTGTTCGGCTGGCGATCTTAGTTAATATTTGCAATGACCTATCAGATAGATACATGCAAATAGCCACTTCCATCCAATGGGCTATGAGCCAGTCAACATAACCGGTCATGCCGCCCCTCTTGGAAACATGTTATTAACGTCACGGATGATTTGTTTTTTGAATAGCGTCCTTGCCCGGAAGTTTCGCTCCCTAATAGTCGGCTCCAAATATGGCCGTGGCGGAACCCTGGTAGCTTCCATTTCCCAGTACTTGGGATAATTAAAACCTTTCTTTGATTTGGCGTTAGAACCGATATACAATATCTGATCCAATCCCCTTTTTACTATATCAAAATCGATAGAGCCAATTAATCTTGAGCTGTCCCTGTTCAATGCCTGGCCCTGCAATTTATTCTTTTGAACCTGACCCACAAGATATTGACCGGCCGCAGTTAAGCCCCTTGCGTGGAATTTAGGCATAGCAGCCTTTAGCCGCCGCATATCCCGCACGGTGTCATTCGTCTTTATTTCAACACGAACGTTCAAAGCGTTTTCCTCTGGTACTGGTCGATAATGCCCTGCGTATATTTCGGTACTCGGGTAGGAACGAATACAGTGCTACCGTCGGGCGTCTGCCGTTGAGTCAATCCGCGTCTTTTTTCGTTCACCTCATCCTTGATCATTGATATAAGCTCCAGGCATGCCTCCTGTAAGTCCCAGGGAATCGTTGTATACCCTGCGTTATAGGTTAGCTGCACGTTCTCTACACCTTCAGTAAACGTCGACCCGTACAATTCAATCCGGGTTTTATTGTTGGCTATCCGGATTAAATCGGATGAAAGTTTTGTAGTACTGGCAAATTCCCCGGCCAGATCATCACGGATATCAATAGCTGCGGCGGTTGAATTAATAGGGTAGTTACGGGGGATAAGCATGTTATCCCCGCAACCACTATATGTTTCCACCAGGTCAGCAGCCAGCAATTGCCTCCGTGAACTGGAACCCTTGCCGGTCTCTGTGGATATCCACCATGACGCCGCATTGATCCACAATTTTAACTGTTCGTCAAGGTCGGTATCGGAGTCATCAATATACAAATATGGCTTAACAAGGGTATCGACGTCCGCCCCAACCAGGGTATTCGCTGCGTCTATGGTGATTGACATTGCCATTGTTTAGCCTCACACTTTTACAAATTTTTCCCGCTGTTTTTTAGACCGCACCATCGCAGCCTTGTACTCGTTGGTGAGCTTCGGGTCTTCCTTGAGATTCACCAAATCCGCAATAGCAGGGAGGCGGCTCTCAGTGACATCAAGCATCTGTCCACGAAAATAGGGCCCACCCTTTTCGTGGATCGCACAGGTAGCCTGCACGGATACTGTTTTTTCATTGGCAGTACCGAACTTGCTTACTTTCTTAACGACGCCTTTGTTACTGGAAGCCTTCAGCATCTTGTTTTCTTCGGACAACCCGTTCACCTGCTTTCTGAGTTGCTCGATCTGTTCTTTTTCATTCATGACATTCACTCCATTATTATTAGGGTGGTAGGGGCCGGTATTACCCGACCCCTTTGGTTTACGTCTGCGTGACATTATTTATTAATGTAGCCAGCAGTCACACCGTTAATAGTCCCGGCGTTCGTAGCGTTCTGGTTAATAACCTTCATGCCATGGCCCTTTGATCTACCAACGATAGCGGTGCTCGGAACGGTCACCAGGTGCTGAGTAGTATAGGTGGCGGATGTATCAGGCACAACAACTTTGTATCCGTTGCCATCGCCCTCGATACCATAGTATTCAACAGAGTTGCCGGCCGCTGCCGCCTTAGTTGCAATTTCATCACACTTGGAAATTATCCGAGGTACGCCGGCATTAAATGTAACCACTGAACACGTGATACTATTCCACGTACCGTCATCATACTGATAATTAAGCAGGTCGTTCGCAGCAATCACGGCACTATTATAATCATTAAGGCTATCGGTGGCATAGAATACGGTATCACCAATAGCAATAACAGTGTCAAGCGTGGTGGTGCTCTGCGGCCACTGAAAATATACATCATGCTCAGTGATATCACCCTCAAACGATGCGGTAACAATACAAATCTTCTCACCGGACCGGGCGGGGATATTAATCAAGATATCCGTTCCGGCGGTTTCGGTCTTGGAACCGAATGCGGTGATATTTTCCAGATACACGTTGAGGTTCAAATCTGCAACCGCATACCCCGACAACGCCACCAGTACGGCGCTTGCCATAATCCATTTCATGTAACGTTTCATTTCTCTTATCTCCTTTGATAAGTTTTTAATTATTATGCAGCGGCAGTCCGCAGTTTACAGAGTGCGGCCGGGACGGCAACGACGTGCGCCTGACGGGTACGGAACCGCAGGAAAATCTCATTGTCCCGCATGGCATGTACTGTCTGGTCGAAAATACGGAACTCCTGCCCCACTCTCTGGCCGTGGCTGCAATAAACCGGGTTTCCATACGCAATGAAGTTAGTCGATTTTGCGCTGTCACTATCGCCGGGCATGGAATCAGCCAGGATATAGGGCCGTCCGCATAACGTCGGCGGTGCTCCACCCTGGGCCTCTTCGTAAATATAATCGCCGTTGGCGTTTTTGACCTTGGAAACGATGTTGAATACTTCGGAGCTCATGATGTACCGAGCGCCAGCTCTGGCACCGGAAGGAATCGCAACCCGCATGTCTTTCAGGTCGTCAAACTCGACGTCCTCAAATCCAACCTGTCCAGCTCCGAGGGTTTCCTGCACAACGTTGGTATCATACAACCAGCCGGTAAACGGGTCAGTATTGGCAGTAAGGACCTGCTTGTCAAACTCCTGCCCGTATGCTTCACCCAATTTCCGGGCGAAATAGGAGGCCAGGGATACCATGGAATCCTCTTCCAAGGAATCAGTCCAGGCGATCCATGCGGCCAGGGTTTCAGCGTCCAAAGACTTTGAGCCGAACGTAGGATTCGTTTCGGTGATCGTAGTCGTCTCGTTCGTGAGCCAGGTAAGCGTTACCCCGGTACCGTCAACTATCAACTTGGATTCCCTTGTACCCAGCGGCCGGCTGTCAATAAGCCCCATCATCTGAGACGCCTGAAGGGAGTATCCTTTTACCTCGGTTTCGTATGCGGTAGGAACGGTATACGAACCGGTCACAGCGTCACCACGCATTGCAGTTCCGATCTGCGCTTTCTCGTGAGTCAGGATCTTCTGGATTGCTTCAGCGTGCTGAGGATCGCTCACGTTCCATTTATTGTCACGTTCCCAGTTGTCCATCCCGGTTGATTTGCAAATACCACCACCACCAGCCATTACCTGGATGGGGTCAAAATTACGGGCGCCCATGAAAAAGTTCTTGTATGCTTCAGAAGTTTTTTCTTCGGGTGTAAGGGTATGTACGGCATTCGGCCGGATCTGGCTTTCCATGATTTTCTGACATTTAGATTCAAGCTCTTTGATGGTCTCGCTCATTTCGGCTTTTTCAATCTCCTGATTAAACAGCATACCTGAGACGATATCTTGAAACTCGCCGACGGTGGAATCATCGTTCAATCCCTTCACTCGGTTATGAATAGATACTGCGGACATTTCAGAACCCTTCGCATATTCAGCTTCGATACGCTGGATTATGATCTTGCCCTTTTCCTCGCCGTGCTTCGCAATCAAGGCGGCTTTTCTTTCGGCAGTCAACATATTACTTACCTCCATTATTATTATCGTTTCGTAAGAACGGCATTTTTTTAGCCTCTCCGCCCTCTTTATTAATCGAGGATTTACGAAAAGCCACACGGCCAGTTTTTTCCTCTGATGTGGCGGGTTGATGTGATCCCTCCTCGGAATCCCCGTCAAGGATTTTGGCTATATTGCTTTTAGTACCCTCGGTGTTGTCTTCATTTCCTTTATCGCTATACATCATATCAATAACTGATTTGATGTCTTCTATATCCCGACCGAACCGCTTGAACTCACGAACCAGGTACTTAATTGAATCTTCGGTGTCCATGTCCTTTTCTTCAGCGTCGGGAAACATTTCTTTTTCAGCGTCGGCAATGGATTTACCGGAGGCTTTGAAGTCGGCCTCGTAGGTATCAACTGATTTAAGTTGTTCCGTTCCCCGGTTGGATCCGACATTAACAAAGGAAGCTTCGTACAGCTCAGATTTAGTTATAGTCCTCCACGGGTCATTCTTGCCCGTCCGGCCCTCCGGGACTTTGCTCTCAAGCGAACTGAACCCTATTGACATACTGTCTATGATATCATCGTCAACAAGTCCGTGTATTTCATCGGCAAGAGGGGAGATGTCTTTTTTAGCAAAACGTATACCCTTGATAATAAGCTGCCCGTCTTTTTTAACAGCCCCTTTAGCTCTGGCAATGGCCGGGATATCGTGCCGGTGTGCCCACATGATAACGGGTTTTTTATTAAAATGCCTGATATCCATTCCGGCGATATCGACCACCTCTTGATCTCGGTCTATCTTGCCATCCGATACAAGGAAATCATACGTTTCCGAATCGGGGGCTTTTGTGATGATCCCGTTCAGCAATCCCTTTTTTAATTTCATAATCTCTCCATTGATGCGGAAGCGGTGGGAGGGATCAACCTCCCACCTACCACCCTAACCGGCCCATACGGGCTAGCGAGCGGGACCCGCTTTAGTCCCTGAACTGTCCCGGGTCAACCATGCCGGAGCGTTCAAGCTCATTCATAATAATGTTCTGATTGTAGGCCAGTTTCGTAACCGCTGCGATTGTGGCGATTGATGCGATTATGATAATGCCTACTAAAATTCGTCTAATTTTGGTGGTCATATTATTTCTCCTGTTTACGCTACCATGATATGTATACACCCGCAGTTGATTACATCCTCCGCCGGTGCGCCTGGTTCGAGTGGATATAAAAGGCCGGTGCTGAATGTCTCTCCACGTTTAGCAATCTCCCCGTCTGCAGCGGCATGGTCGGGCCTCGGGTCGCTTGGGTTTTTGCTTGACACCCACATCGTTTTTTCAATACCAAGATCCTCCATTGTATTGTCACGTGCTTGGCTCAGTGTACCGTTGACCTCAGTTTTCGCAACGGTAGCCATGCGGTGGGATGCGCTCGTCGTAACGCCCTTACAAGCCTCTTTTAGTCCGGCCTGTATGTTCTCATAGTTCAAGCCCCGTTCAATGCCGTCTTTAATTACCGGCCGCATTTTGGCTGTCAGCTGGTCCTTTATAGTGCGGTTAGCCTCTACGATATCGATCGACTTTGTTTCGATTGCCGCCGTTGCCCTGGCATTGGTGACATCAAAATTAACGCCCATACTATCAGCAATGTCAGTCCCGGCAACCTTAAAAGTTGCAGTATAAAACGGCCTGGACATATCTACGAGCGATGCGTCCAGAGCTTCCCAGTCCGGTTGAAAATCAACGATCATGTCCTCGGTCAGCGTTTTGATTATTATCTTTTTCGCCGCCGCCATACCGGTATCATTATAGCCCTCGACACCCTTGGTGTACATGCTCGCCGTTGCATCCTTGTTGTATATCAGATCAAGAACGTCATGCCGTATTTTAGAGATATGCTTTTCCCGCAGATCCTTGGCCCATTCGTTTTTGATAGGCGTTGTTTTCTTGTCCAGCTCCCGACGTTTCTTCTGCCCGAATAGGTCTAGTGCTTTTTTATCCATTGGTACCGATTTACCGGACACCATGATTTTAGTCATGGTGTCAATGCTCTTGGTTGGCTTATCGGCTGGCTTTGGCTTCGGTACTGCTGGGATAACCAGTTCTTTTTCCGCAACCTCAGCCAATCCCAATTCCAATTTTTCGTTAACGTCGTTTATATCGTACCCGGTCCGGACCAGCGTCTCCGCCGTCGTGGCCCTGGTGTCGATCGCATCTTTGAGGGCGGCTAATTCCGATATTTGGAAATCAAGGACACAATCGGATATATTTTTTTCCTTATCGAATAAATCGGTATAATACTGCTCTTCAATCATCCGCATGCGCGGTATTAATTTGCCCGTAAAGAACATTGCGAGCTGCTCTTTGATATTGGATTTGATGGACGCTTCTTCATTATGGCCGATCATAGCCGGCGGCGTTTCCAGTACGGCCTCAACCTCCTGCCGTGTCCATTTTCGCATGTCCATAAACATCATGTCTTTTTGAGTCGTACCGATGGGCTTGTACTCTGACCCCTTGCCAAACACCGGGACGGACCAGGCTTTGTCCAGCCCCTTCCGTTTCCGGTCCCACCGCTTGCTGATGTTATCCGCTTCGGTCTGGTCCAGGTTCTGTTCTGTTGTTATCATACCGGACATGGTAGAGCCGTTATTTAAAAACGACCAGTTGTACTTCGCTGCGGACAAATCGGAATTAAGGCCAAGCATTGAAGCGGTAAGGGGTGCTAATCCACGGTAAGGATTAAGCGGATTGAACATTTTAAAATGGATGATATCGTCCGGGTCGATAAATCGTTTCTTCCCGTTTTTGTTTTCGACCCACATGCTGATATCCTCGGTAGCCGGGTCGATCTTTTCCCGCATATAATCAGGTACAAGAAATCTCTGCCGCACTACCGGGGCATCAGCCATATCGGCCCGCACTTTTTCAATAAAACACTCTCCCCGGGTATCCAGCCACGTGCTGATACCCTCCATTAGCGTGTACCGGTTTAATATCGGCGATACCCAAGTAAACAGCCTGCCCGGATAAGATGAGTCTGTTATGTCTCTCCCCCCGCGTTTAATCTGGTAGGGTGTCTGTGCAATATTGACCGCAGCTACCCGGGTACAGGCATATACCCATGAGTTCTGTAAATATGGCGAAACTATGCGGACAAATTTTCTGTCCTCATTATTCGCTATCGATATGAAATGTAGAAACTGATTTGACTCGTCAAGGGAGGTGGTATAATTAGACGCTACCGGCCCCTGCGGGGTAGACTGAAACACGGTACCTTTTTCTGATGTACGTGCAGCGGCACCGGTCCGGATCTCGTCCAGTTCTGATTGTAGTAGATCGAATGTCATTTATTTACCTGATCTCCCTGGTATATTTTGCCATCACACCTCCTATACGAATATTTGTACTCCGAAATCGTTAGCCAATGCATTATCCAGATACCGGATTGCATCCATGGAATGATCCAGCTTTTTAACCGGTTCGTCTTTCCCCGGCTTCCAGATATATGATTCAAATTCGTTAATAGTGTTCGTGCAGGAGGGGTCAACGGTCAGTCTCGGTAACCCGTCACCGGCCACCTTTAACCGGTTCTGGATATGATTGATACCATCCAGTACGCGGCCCTTAGCCCCTACCGCCGGGATATGATCCACAACCATGTCAGCAATAAGCCCGGCCGCTGAATTATCCACCGCCACCAGGTGACAATTGTATCCGGTCGTCCAATCCTTGGCCTGTGCTGTGATCTCGGATTGCAATTTTCCTGTCTCGTAGAACTCTTTGAATATGTGCCATCTACCATCGCTGTCCTCTCCTACCAACAGTATAACGGCGGGATTTGTAAAACCCTCATCAATTGCCAGATACCAGCGCACTACATCCGCAGCGTCACGTGTTTTAACATGCGGCCCATCAGGCGTACCGTCGAACTCATCGTATACGGCGCCCTCTGCCGTGGCCCATAATCCCAGGCATAGGCGTTTGTGACGTACGCCGGTGAGGTTGTTAAGGGAGTTCATTGTACGTACTCCCTGTGCAGTCAGGACGCCATCCGCTGTATATAGGGTCGGGTTGTCCTTGTGCTCAGAGTTCAGCAGCTCAAGTGATCCGGACTGGGCCCGGTCAAGAATCCAGTGCTTGGAGCCGCCCGGATTGCAATCACCGAACAACTGAGGATATTTGATAACTGAATTACGGCCGGTAGTACGGGTGGTCATTTTCTCGTGGTCGTCCAGGGTGAACCGCTCCATCTGATTAGCACAAATAAAATCCCGCTCAGATGATAGTATCTTATCCGGGTTATCCATACCGCCTACCCAGATGACAGAGCCATTCTGGTAGATGAATTTCTCCGGGCGTTCACCGCCAAACGGTACTACCGGGGCGCCCTTAATTACATCCCGGAACGTCCTCAATACAGTACCGTGCATAGCGCTATATTCTTTGCCCACAATAGCACCATTACAGCCGGGGTATTTACAGGCGAGGAGATGGGCTTTCCAGCAGCACGCCAACGTTTTGCCGGTCTCAGCCGGACCGGAAATAATGACCTCCGGACTCTGGGTATAAAACAGTTTCTCAGCTGCACCATGAGGGGCATAGACGGGGTTAATATAATCCGTTGCGAGCGTGTAGTTGGCAGCCATGATCAGCAGGATAAATAGTACATGTCTCATAGTTTTTCCGTATCAACGCCTATGCCGTTTGTTACGGCAATGTTTCCGGTATGGTTGACATCCTGTTT